TATAATCGCCAAATCAAAAAGTATAAAAATTCAAATCAAAATGTAAGAAAAATTCACACATCAAGTCAAATGTAGAATAAATATAGCGATTAATCAATATTTAAATATCAATTAATCGCCATAAGGTGACTTTAATTAGTAATTCATTACAATCAACTCAATCTGCTTTCTCCGATTCACTCTAGAAGCCGAAATAGTCCGTTCAACCTCAACTACTCTCCAATTATGTTTTTCTATGTATTCAGTAAGTAGTTTATGAGGAAACATTGTAAGCATAAACTTTCCTTCAATTTGAGTAAGAAGTTTTAATAATTGTTCAAAATCATATTCTGTATAACCCTTGTAGTGTCCTAAATATGAACCAATATAAGGAGGATCTACGAAATGAAATGTTTCCTTTGTGTCCCTGCTTTTAATAATACGAAGGGCATCTGTACACTCAATTGTAACCCTTCTTAATCTTTCATAAATCTTGTCATCAAAATTCTGGATTGCAAAATCAATCTTTTTTGGCATTGAATTTTTAGTTTTATCATATCCAAATGAACCATCCAATTTTGACGCAAAACTCATCTTTGATAGTATCCATAAAGCCTTAGCCCGTTCAACTTCTGTAAAATGCCAGGGATGCATATAAACAAATTCAGCATACTCATGCATTGTTCTACTATGCAATGTACAATGCAACTCCATTGCAAGTTCATCAAATTTAGTTTGGCAAACCTTATAGAAATTAATTAGTTCGCCGTTCAAATCATTAACGGTTTCTAAGCTGCTCGGCTCTTTTGCGAATAACACAGCAAGTCCACCTGCGAAAGCTTCAGTATAACTATTATGTTCCGGTATCAACGGTAAAATATGGATAAGCATTGTTTGCTTTCCTCCATAGTACGTAATTGGAGTTTTTAATTTTGACATATTTTATATTTATTTAAATTTGCATTCTCCTACATAAATAAAGGTGCATAAACACCAACCTAAGGCTAATGCCTTAGGTTGGTGTTTATGCACCTTTGTATATTGGAATGTAGGAGTTCCTTTATGAGCCAGGGGCACTTTAACTTCCCCTTTTATTCATTTCGACTTTTTTACGCTTGTTGTGCCAAATGAATTAACCCATATCTACTAATTGCACTATCATACATAAATGTCAAGTTCATCGTTTTACCAGCAACTGTGTTAGTAGGAAGTGCAACGCCCATTGCTGCAAAATAGGGACTTAAAAAAATCAAACCATGTGCACCGCCATTGTCCTTAATCCTAAGATAAATTACCTGTCCATCAGACGGGGTGCCTGATGTATCAAAGGTACAAGAAGTAACCAGCCCAGTTAATTTCACTATATGATCCGTGTCGGAATTCAAAGTGACAGAGCCTGTACTTGTTATAGCTCTCATTGTTAGTATATTGGTTGCGTTAATTTTTGGTGCAGTAATTAAGCCTGTAAATGCTGCACCTTCTAACGCAGCATAGTAACTCCCATGCTGCCCATCAAGTGTATCAGCATTGGTAAACGAAACCTCGCCATCTACGGATAAAAAAACCAGGCCCAATTTACCAACAATGCTGTCATATACGAATTCAAGGCGCATTGTTTTTCCTGCAACCGTGTTGGATGGCAGAGGATAACCTATTGAGAAAAAATACAATGACTCAAAGTTTAAAGTTCGCTGTGATGCGCTTTTTATTGTTAATTTAATAACCTGCCCATCAATTGGGGTGCCTGATGTGCCAAACAAACAGTTTGAAGTCAATGCTGTTATTCTTACAAGATGATCCGTGTCGAAATTCAAAGCAACAAAGGAAACCGATCCTACACTACGGACAGTCGGTACATTTATTGCGTTAATTTTCGGAGAAATAATAGTACCTGTAAATGTAGGGTTTGCTTTTAGGGCAAACGTATTGGTAAAATAGCTGAGATGCTGACCGTCTAGCGTATCGGCGTCCAAGCCTGAATTTGCACCGTCCACTGTTAAAATCTTGGCCAATACATCAGCGGCTGTGTATGATGCAGCTAAAAGAAAAGCACTGGCGTGATAACCATCGAGTAAATCTGCATCCAGCCCAGAACCCGCACCATCCAAGGTCTTAATTTTTGCCAATACATCATCGGCTGTATAGGATGATGAATTAAGCTTAGCATTCCATGCTGTTTTATTTGCATCAGTAACAAACCTGAAATTTGTACTCTGTATCACATCTAATAGCCTTGAAGTCGCACCGTCTGAAAAAAGCGCAAATGCAGGGCTTCCCGAAGGTATAGTACTACTTAAAACAGCTTTGTAATTTTCCGAGAATACCTTAGAACCCCCATTTTCATAATTTCGGTAAACGTCTGTTTTTTCAAGTATAAAATATGTTGGAAATACAACACCTGTAGCGCCATCGAAAGGAACAATCATACTTTTTTTAACAACATCTGTCCATTTAAATGATATTAACCCGCTGGCAACCGTCGTACCACTGACCTCACAGCCCGAAACAACACAGCTATTAAAGTGTGCAAGCAATAAATCAAGTGCTTTTAAGGGCTCGCTTTGTAATTGTTGTAAATGGTCTGCATACCATTTAACCTGACCTAATTGTTGGTTTATTCTATTCATCTTAGTTTTGTATTGTTACTTTTATCCCTGCCAATTTATATTTATTTACCTCCTCTAAGACCATGTTGTTATTTGTGCCAACTGGTACTGTTATTTTTATTTCATTATCCAAGGAAACATCTTCTGCTGTAAACCCGAAAACCGTGAAATAACTATCTTCGCTGACCATTCCCATTATTATTGCATTATTTTCAGTTTCTCTGCCTATTACATGCCCTATATCATCGGTGTCGTTCAATAAAATACGTCTAAGTGTTTTATCAAAAACATCATTCAAATGCTTTTCGAGCCTGAAACGCTGGCCATTGGTATAAGCAAGCATTAACGCTTCTGTCCTGAAATCTCTTATATATGCCATCAGCGAATCTGCCTTATTGGCAAATGTCCGCATAAAAGCAACTCTTTTGGGTAATCTTTTATGATATGGCAAAAGGCCATTGATTAAATTCACGAATGATACATTTATCATACTAGCTGGTCTATTGATGTCATTGTCAAAATTGAAATATCAGGGGCCGTTCCGGTTTCAGATGCAAAATTGAAATAGCCACTAGACAAAACTGTTTTAGCAGTCATATCTGCATAGCTATTACTATAAGCCCGTGATTGTAATAAAGTCGCATTCACAGTTACTACACCTGGAACATCCAGGATGGCCTGTAATAATTTATTTTTATAAACAATCCCTGTGAAATCAATATTGTTCCTATAATTTTCAAGTGCAGTCTTTACCGATTCTTTTAAAGTTACAGGATCATAGCCCAAATTATAATACACCACAAGGTTATACTTAATCATATCACTATCATAGCTAATGGTACTAAGCTTTGTCCCTGCTGTTTTAATATCATAGATATAGTTTTTAAATGCCAATAATTCAGCATCGTTAAGCTTTTCCAAAACACCATCTGTTTGTTTGCAAACCTTAAGGTAAACATCTCCTGTAGCAAGGTTTTCAGTCATGCTGGCATTTGATATAATTCTTAAAGCAGGGTTGGGTACAAGATAGCCCAGACTCCCATCTGACAATAATATTAAATGGTTACCATATTCAAACTTCAAAGCCTCCTCAACATACCAAACAATTGTTCCTACCCTTGTATTTGCTATTTTATTGATAATATCGGCAGTAAATGCATTGATAATTACTTCTATTAACTTAATGGCCGCAGCCATTATATAAGTCCATAATTTCCACTCAGCAAGCGGCGAGCTGCTCAAAGTCACCCCTTTTTCTGCCATAAGCTCAATTGCATCGGCATTCAGTTCGTTTTGTATTTCGCTTATTTCTGCCATATCAATCGTATAATTTTCTTGTTAATATTTGAAACTTCACTCTTACATCAGTGCTTATTGTCACATACATTTTTCTGTTATTGTTGTCTGGATAGTTGTAATTGATAATATAATTCAACCGTTTGGGCTTGCCATTTTGTGGCAATGCAATGGTTGCAACTATATCGCTTAAACCTGCACTGCTCCCAATAGAGATATTGCCTGGCAATAAAGTATTGTTGTCTACGTAAATCGAAACAATTTCAACCTTTCCTGGTATTATAAAGGTATCGGTATTTTTAATGCCTTTTTCTACTTGCATCATACACGGATAAAAATCCTTGTTTACATCATCCTTGTGCAGGAATGATTCAAAAATGTCAATAAAATCCTCCATAGTAGGCTTTGTGCCTCTTTTGAACCTGCTCTTTAGATAATCTATAGTTTGTTTCATATTTACATTATAATAAAATCATACCCTAGTGTCAAATCGCCTATTCCAATATCAGCAACTATATATCCCTCATTGTCGAAAGATGAAATACTGCTGTTTTTGAATTCAGAAACCAGCTTGTTTTGATAATAAGAACTTTCGCTGTCAATATAAAGAATTTGCCCTTCAATAAATGGCAATGATAAATCAATGACATCGGATTGAAATGGTATATTGTTTTCTTGCATTGCTGCGTAATCTGTGAGCAGATGAGAATTGTTTTTTAATATTTCTTCAATTGCCTCAGTCGTTCCATAATATTGCAACGCTAAATCAAAAATTGTCTGGTTTTTACCTGTTTTCAGTATTAACATAGCTTGCATCTATTAATAATTGACTATTTTCTAATTTAATACTTGAAACCTTTAACCCTAACTTTTGCATTTGCATCCGTGAATCTCTCAAGAAATCACCAGCCCCCTCGCTCAATAAATAGTCCCTGGCACCAACTCCATGTATTGGCGAAAGTTTATTCTCTCCTTTGGCCTGTGCCATCAAGTCGGTTATATGTTGGCTTGTGCCATCATTAAAGCTTATATCACCTTCTGTAAAATCAATATCGCCTGTACTGTCAAATCTTATGTCCATCAGTGTTTTACTTTAGTATTTTCAATATCGGCCAAAGCTGTTTGCGCCAATGTTTGAGCTGCCCATGATGCTGCTATTGATTTTAAAGCCAAGCCCCCGTCATAAGGTACGACTATCCATGAACTAAATGCAGATTTCAAATCTGTAATGCTGCTTTCTATTGCATTTAATTTGGCTTTCAAGCCTTCAACCAAAACAAGGCCTTTGTTCTCTCCTCCATTCATCAATATTTCACCGTCCTGTATTTCAATCAATGATGTGCCTGATTCAATACTTATCTTTTCAGCCTCGGCACAATGGATCATGAAAAACTGATTGCTATTTCCAATCCTTCCGAATATGGCAAATTTGCCAACTTTAGGATAAACAATAATAGTTTTGTCCTTTTCTCCTTTAGCTCCAAGGTTTACACCTTCAACATCAACACCATTATAATCAATGGTGCAAGTGTTTGTTTCCATGTCAACAGCTTTAACCTCGGCAATAAATACAGGGTTTGAACCGCTCAATAATTGCTTCAGCTTTAATGCAAATTCATTTTCTTTCTGTCCCATATCAGCCTAATTTTAAACCAAGTTCAACCTGTCTGCGACCACCACTGCTTGAAATGGACGTTTCCACGCTTTCAATATAATAGTTCCCCTGTCTATCCTTATAAATACTATCTGTCAAAATTGCCTTCATGCCTGGTGTGCAAAATGGATCTAAAAACCCAGTCAGTTTTCCACGATAACCAGAAAACTTGTATTTATCCATTTCGTTTTTTGCCAAAGTTTCCAGTGTTGCTGAATCCGAAATATCGTAAAAATATAAAGTCCTTATTTCGCCATCTTCCTTGCCAATTTCCTTTTCTATTTTTGTACCGTCCTTTTTTATCCCAACAGCTTTAACTTTAAGCTTTATGTCATTTTCATCTACATATTGTAGGTCGGTTTCGTCTGGGCAATTGTATCCAATATTGTATTTTACTTCTCCTTCCTGGTATTCGTACATCAAGCCAACCTGTAATACATTTTCAATATCGAAAAAGAAAACTATACCGTATTTTGTTTTAATCTCATCCATGAACCACAAAGCAGACTTCCCGTCCAAAACAACCTTATTGATAGTCATCGAAGGTATTTTGCTGGTAACATTCAAATCAGGGACCTGGCTTTTTATAAATGTAATTGCATCGGAAAGGATTACAGATGCCCAGCTTTTTTTAATATTGGTTTCTCTCAACTTATATACAAAATCCTCGCATTCTATAACACATTCCTTTTGATAGGTTATTTTCTTTACATAGCCTTTAAATTCCGTATAAAGCTTGTCATAGCCCGTTTTTATTTCAACCAAATCGCCAACTGCAAAAGCCTTGTTTGTTTCTATGGTGTTACTGGTTTCACTTGTTTTTAACCTTGCTGAAAGTGGCAGTTTTATTGTTGCTGTTGAACCAATCTGATGGATAGAACGACTAATTTTAAGATCCGAAACGGTCTTGAAATTATATTTCCCAATGGTTATATCGCAATTAAGTATAAACATTACACTTCAGTTAAATCAAAAATAGAATCGGCAGTTATTTTCATTGTAAAGGCCTTCACATGTTCAACACCACGCATGTCGGGAAAATCAAGTTCCTCTATAATAAAATCCTCAGTACCCACAAGGGTATCAATAAAAGCATTTTTAATCTTCACAGGTTCTTTTAAGTTAAACAGGCTATTTATTTTACTAATCTGGCTATCAGGGTATTCTTTTTTTAGTCCAACACACATGCCCTGGATGGTAAATTCGTAATCATCGAACCTTATCAGTTCATTTACCTTTCCACGCCTGGCAATCAATGGGGTTTTTACAATAACCTTTTTGCAGCCCCCGTAAACCCTGGCTACAGGGATTAGCTCATCATTTATCCAAATTGGCAGAAACAAAACCATGTTCCCGTTCGATGGATCTGTTGTATAAACCGGTGCATAACCTTCGTTTATTCCTTCCCTGCTCGGAAACTGTACGCTTTCGTTTTTAAAGTTCTTGTTTGTAAGGTAATTGCCAACTCTACGGTATGGAAATATAATTGGCATGCCCCTATAACCAAAAGCAATATTCCACAATGTGCCCAAATCAATTTTGGTAATGCCACCTATTGATTTGGAAGGGTTAACATCAACACCAACTATGCCGCTTAAATTTATTGCACCCATTATCTTACATTGTTACCTGTCATCATTACTGCACCGTTTATTGCCCTTAACATGGCATCCATAACGGCATCTTGTACATTGCCCGAAGTTTCTTTTACAGAACTGTTTGTGGTAAGGTTCTCAATCCCGTTCATATTACTAATGTTTACCGTAATATTCACTGGTTTAGCGCCTCCTCCTATAATTGCGTCACTTTTTGCAGAGGTTTCTGAACCTGTACCAGAGCTAGAACCGGAGCCGGTAAGTTTGTTGTCACCTTTTAATATAGCATCCATTTCACTTCCCATTGACAAGATATCAATCAGCCCCTTCTTTTTATCATTTGCGCCCATTGCCATGATAAAATCTGTCTGTAAGGCTTTGAATTTCTTTTTGTCCTTACCTTTTAGTTTTTCGATTAGATCGTCATTTTCAAAAAGGAATTTTTCTTTATATACACGGAACAATGCAAGATCTTCATTGTACTTGTATTCTTTTTCTTTGGCATCATACTCTGTTATGTCTTTAGAAAGTTTATAGCTCCTCCCTTTTAAAAAATCCTTAAAACTGTCTTCTCCACCTATTGGGTTGCTAATCTTATAACCTATTTTTAAAAGTCGCTCGCCAAACGAAAGGTTTTTATTAATAAAAGAATCATCTCCACCCATTTTGTAACTAGCAGTCGTCAGGTCAATTCTATTTCTTTCATTTTCGGCAGTTTTTTTGTCATCCAAATTTGAAGTACGCATCTCTTTAGCAGCTGCCAACCCAATCTTCTTTTCATAAGAAGCGTTAATCCCGTCCAAAGTTTTCTGAAGCCTTCCAAGCTTTACGTCCTCCTCAGTTATGTTTGCAAAATATTCCGGATATGTAGCCTGTAATTGTTGGAGTGCAGCATTGCGCTCCTCCGATGTTTTGGTATAGTCCTGCGAAACGGAAACAAGTGCGTTCATTTCGCCCTGCTCCTCCCTTAGTTTTTGGCTGGCTGGTATCTCAAACCATTTTTTAACAGTATTGGTAACACTTCCAAGGCCTCCAATTAAATCTTTGATTGGTCCGGAATTGCTCTGTCCAATTGCGGCCATCATTTGTTCATAGGAATCACTCAGGTTGCTTATAGCGCCTTCAGTTGTTTTGCTAATTTTGGCCATACCTCCTGCCACACCTTTCCACTGTCCCATACCAATTATTGCTTTGGTAATGGCATCGGAATTGGCTGCTATCTGTACTTTTTGGTTTTTAAAATTAAGGATAACCTTATCGCCTTCTTTGCTGGCCTTGATACCGAACTCTTTGAGCCTTTCAAACTCCATTCCCTGTGCATCCAACAAAGCTTCAGTCAATTGGTCAACTCCTTTGCCCTGGCTTGCAGCCAAATCGCCTAAGTTTGTTAATTGGCCTGTGTTCAGGTTTTGTCCACGGTTTTGGAGTTTAATGTCAGATTCTACCCAATCAGAAATCTGGAAAGGAGTTGCTGAAGAAAGGTTTTTTAGTTCATCCATCCGGAACTTTGCCCTTTCTCTGTCACCAAAAGTATTTTCTAAAACAGCCTGGTATTTTTCATATTTCGCTCCGGTCATTACTGCTTTCATACCAAAATCAAAAACCTGTTTTGCTGCGCCAATAGCAAGGCCAGCTTGCAGAAAACCTCCTATCTCTCCACCAAGGCCGCTTCCACCCTTATCGGGAACCAGGTTGCTTCTTTTGCCATGCAAAACATTCATTTTTTCAATGTTTTGACGGGTTTTGGTAATCATGCGGTTGTATCGTTCTATCTGGTCTGTCCTCCAGGCATTGTCCCTGCCGCTCTCCAATCTTTTGAGCTGATCCTTGAAATAAGACATAGATCCCCTTGTGGCCTTAAGTTTACCATTAAATTTTTCAACACCCGTATCGTTAAGATTAAACTTGATGTTTTTGAATTTATCAGTATCTTTGAGCAATATTTGAACCTCGCCCAAAATCTTTTCCATCTGGGGAGACATTTTGTTGGTCAGGTTAAATATAAAATCTAAATTATCGGCCATGTTGATTGCAGTGTTTGTACTTTCGGGTTTATTGTTCGTTTACGGGTTTTTAAAACTTGTCAGGTTTTTCTTCAGAAACCTGTAAACCCCATGTTTCTACCTTGTAGTTTCATTTCTTCTGTCCTTATCCAAAGCAAATCATTATAGAGTTTTGCCCGTTCAATTATGCTTAAACCTTTCGGATTCAACTGAAAATAATATCGTATTTCAGCATTTGCTTTGCGGATAAAGTCCGAATCCTTTACAACAGTATCCTCTAAAGCTTTACCCAGTCACCAACTTCAACTTCAATCAAGTCCGAAACCACACCAAAAAGGCCAAGCGCATATTTGGTTTCTGTCCTTAAATCTTCGTCCCCTTCAATCCAGATAACATTTGTTAAAGCCCTTTTAAATCCCATACTGCTTTTGGAAACTGATTGAGCATAATCAATATCATCAAGGGTGGGTTTCTTTAAAAAACATTCCTTGTCTTTTGATTTATAGCAATGTATTTCGCCAAATTGCTCCTTCAGTGCTTTTATTTTTTCTTCGTTCATAGTGGTTTATTTAAAAAAGCCTGTATTATCAGGCTTTTTAATGTAATAAGTATGAAAAATGTTTAGATCCCTTTTTGGTATTCTATATCCGTTGCAACATAAGGCAAAGCCACTTCCATAAATTTGTCATTTTGCTTCAGCTCTTTTGGAACTTCAGTAATTGATATATTTTTAATTGTATCGTTTACTATTTTTCCATCAGCGGCATAAGTAGCTACAACATCAAATTCTATTTCTGTAATGGATTTAAACCCATTTGCCTTGGCAAATGTTATCAATGCCTCCAGTTCGCTTTGTAAAAGGGTAATAGTTCCTTCAAATTTTTGGTTACCAAACTGTATTGCATAAGGTTTGCTCCCAGCTGCATAGATAGGTTCTTTTTCTACAGATTCTTTATACTGAAGCCCTTTAATCCCTGTGATTATACGTCCAAGGTAAAAAACCACGAAGTTTCTCCAACTATATTCTTTATTTGTAATTCCTGCCATTGTTTATCCTCCTAATTAACTGGTGAAACCTAAATCAATACTAATTTCCCTGTTGTATCCGAATGGAACAATCCTTAAAGTAATTGAAGTTTTACTTGTAGAAAGCACGTTTTGATCAGGGTTTATATATACTTCGAAACTTGAAATTTCATCGGACATATTGCCGTTTATAGCATTTTCGATAATTCCTGTAAGGTAAGCAACGTAAGCTGGCATCAATTTGCCGTCCGTTCCAACTTTGGCCTCGTCCAAAACCTCATTGAGGTAAACATCGTATGTAATTGCAGCGGCCTTGTCTATTACCCTCCTATTGGTGATATTTGAATAATCGCCCGGTGCAGCTGCAAGTTTATCATCTGTAAAATAATAACCAGTTTTGCCTACAATTGTCCTGATAGTGATATATCCTTTATCGTGCAGGGTGGCAACTTTGTCCATTGCTTTTGCAACGTCAAGGGCCGGTGATTCGTATCCATCCAAAATAGCTGAAGCAATAGGCAATGAACCATCTTTTACACGGCCAATGTTCCGTTGAACACTGTTTACGGCCAATTTGCCCAATATCAAGCCAACTTCATCACCTGCAAAGCTTACCACAACGCCAACCCTGTCAGATGATCCTAAAGATAAATCTGCTGGTGTGTCTGCAATTTTATGCGAATAGGGCAGTATCGAAAATACATACCTGTATTTGGATACAAAGCCAGCGCATAATGATTGGGCATTGGCAAGAGCGGTTGCAACATTGGCTTGTAACAAAGTACCAACCACGCCAATAAAGCTTATTTTGTCTGAAGCCTCTATCAATGCCTTGGCATAAGCATCTGAATCAGTACTGTCAACAATTAAAGCTATTGTTTTAACTGTGGGTACTGGCATAATGAAAATTTCAACACCATCGGCAATTTTAAAATAATTGACAAGTGCCTGTACTGCTTGAAATTCTTCGGGTAAAGCATCGAATGATGTATAGCTTTTAACATCACCCATAACATGTGAGACGGGGGCTGATGCAACCGGGACAATAATACCGGGGTTACCCCCAGTAAATTGCCTGATAACACCAAGTCCACCGCTAGAAAATTCTATATTAACTTTTGGAATTGACATATATTAAGTTTTATTATTTTGATTAGGTTCAGCTTTTTTAATGGTTCTATCCTTGTTTTTTGGAGCTTTCCCCATTTCATCAGCATTATATATTATTACCATTGTTTCTAAAGTCAAGGCATGGTTATCAGCATTAACTTTTTTCAGAAAGATTTGACCATCGGTAGTAGCATATAATTGTTTGTATCCTGGATAGTTTTTAAAAACTCCGGTAACTTTTTCATCAAGGCTCATTATTGCTTGTTATTGTCGTTATAATATTTTTTATAAGAGCAATTGTTGCATTGCGCTTCATAAAGCCTAACAAGTGCTTTCAGTTCTGTTTGTAGCTCTCCAACCTTTATTTCAAGTTCATCCACTTTTTTAGCCTGCTCCTCCGATAGTTCCCTCCATATTGCTATAACTTTGTTGGCATTGTCGAGTTCTATTCCCAGCGTTTCGGCTCTATTCTTTCTACGTGAATAGGCATAAGTTGTTATTGAACCAAACATGGTTGAGAACAATCCTACCAAAACTATAATTACTTGAATGCTCATAAATTATTCTTTTAAGTAGTGGAAGGCTTTAACCTTCCACTGATAATAAACAATGAATAAAAAACACTATTGTCCTTGCACAATGGCAACTATTCCTTTTTCGTCATCTCTCCTTATTCTGCCTCCAAGCCTTACAAGGGCTGAGTAGATATCACCGTAGTTAATAGGATCATTTATTGTCTCGAAAAACTTAATGTCCCCTTCAGCTTTTTCAACAGCATTTTGTTGCCAGCAAATAACAGCCCCGTTATCGGTGGTTGCACCATCTGCATCCGGAGCTTTCACAACGGGAGTTCCTGCATTGGTATACCTGATAACCGATGAGCGCTCAATCAGGTCGAAACCTTCAAGCCTGCCAATTACACCGTTTTTTGCATCGTATGTAGCGGAGAAATCCCTTGCATCAGTGGCCGATAAGGTTGAAACCAGCTGATCTAACATATTACTGTCAATCAAAGCCCGTCTGCCTTCCTTGCTTATCTCATGTTTGTTCATAAATGTTTTGGCAGCCCTTAAATCGGCAACTGTCAAAATTTTACGGTTACCTGTAGCAGCATCCAAATGTGCAGTTGCTGTAGTAGCTGAAGCAGTCCTGATAATGTTCTTGGCCGGTGCCCAGTTAAAAGGCGTCCAGTCTCCAATCAATTGTCTTAAATACAACATCATGTCCGACATGATACTTGCCATCTTATCATACGACAGCTCCACCATTTCAGCATTGGAAATAAGTATTGGATCTGTGGTAAATTCGTCAAGCGCATAGGTAACATCTGTATCTTTTCGTCTGGTGATTGAAGCTGGTAAGTTAGTCCTATTCCGTTTCGCCCCTCCAGCAGCCCCTGCATTAGGTATGTGTACTATTCTGCCCCCTACTACGTATTGATCAGCATTATAAGCAAACCGGACAAAGTCCATTCCCCTGAATAAGTTTTCTGCTATAAAATTCTGCCAAATTTCGGGATTGATACCAGCCCGTAAAACTCCTTTGGGCATTGGTATAATTGAGAATACTAACAAGCCCCCAACTACAGCATAAGGGTTCAACTCAAATTTATCTGCGACATAAAGCCCTATTCCTACCGATAACATGAGCATAAAGCCCAAAATCATAAATTTTCTAAAAAAGTTCATATTAAAAGGTTTTGTTTATTACTAAATTTTAACAACTAATTTCTAATAACTAATTTCAAATTTCAGGATTAGTCTACCTGTATAACTGAGATGTTTACAAAGTTTGTCCCGTCGTAAACAAAATAAGCAACTTTTGTTTTGTTTATAACGCCTGCAATGGCCACACCTTTGAAACCAGTTCCGAGGGTAGTAGCCCTTGCAGTACCATCACTTTGTAATAATACTACCAGTTCAGCTCCTTTTTTTAATTCTTTGTCAGCGGCCACATTCAATGTCAATGCCCCGGTCAGTTGACCAACATTTACCAAAGTTTTTTGATTCGATACTGCCACATCAATTGTTGCAGCGTATGCAGGTGACTGCACGTCCATTTCACCAAATGGGTAGGATATTGTTTTTTCTGGAAAATCCATATTCTGTTTTTTTATTGATTAATTACTAAGTTCAAATTTCTAAGTTCCAATTTCTAATTACTAATTACTAATTACTAATTTCTAGTTCTTAGGTTTCTTGCCAAATTCGCCTTCATATAATGCTGCAAAAGCACCATAGTCATTGGCCTTTAATTCTGCTAAATATGCAGGGGCTTCTTTCTGAAGCTGGCTAAAGGTTTTTCCTTCATATTTGTTTGTGCTTTTTTCTCCTGGAATAGTATGCAACTTAACTGCTTCTGGCAGGTTGTTTACAACGTTGATCACTGTGTCGATGTCATTTTCGGCTAATTTTTTGTAATCAGCTTTTTGGGTATCCGAAAGGTTTTTCTTTGGATTGGCCAAAGCCATTTCAAGCCTTTTAGTTTTATCGGCCTTTTCTGCATCCTTCAAGGTTTGCAATTGAACCGACAGGGTTTTTGTTTCACTTTCTTTAATTGCCAATTCAGCCTTCATAGCCTGTATAGCGTTCTCAATTTCGGCCTCAGTGGCAGCATCGGCCAGGCCTAAAAGCAATGCGATTTTTTTCATATTGTTTTCTGGTTTTTTAAAGTAAGAAAGATTAACGATTTCGTCTTTTTCATTATAAAGTGATATGGCATTTTCGTTGGAGGGAACGGTTGCAGCGGCAATTTCAATCAATTCGCTTTCTTCAAGCTCAGGAACTTCTTTTTCCCAATTGAATTTGATTGGCCTTAGCCCCACTGAAAATCCATTCATATAACCTTGGTTATATTTCCTGTCCAATTTTTTGCCATCCTCATCCTCAAGATCGAATTCAACATCACCAACCAGGTTTGTTCCTTCAACAGCAATTCCCAACGCCTTTCCGACTGCCATTTCTGAAGTCTTGTGGGCAAAAGTGATTACTGGATTTTTTAAATACCTGGAAAGGATGATTCCTGCGGTAATTACCCTGAAATTATATGAATTTACATCTTGTGTTGAAAAAATTGCTTTCATTAAACTATCAATTCATTTTAGAATTATTTCAGATACAAAAATCAGTAACAATGTATAACTGTCCAAAAAAGTGTACATATATTGTATAAAAATGTACATATATTGTATAATTACGCAGTATTCTAATCTATTTTAAAGATTTTTGCATAAAAATATAATATGAATCTAAGCCTCGCCCAAAAGAAAGAATGGGCAAAACTGCTCTATTTAAAGGAGAAAATTACCCAGAAGGAAATTTCTGAAAAGGTTGGTGTTACTGAAAAAACCATCAGCAAATGGGTTAATACCGAAAAATGGGAAACCCTTAAAGCCTCCATTACCATTACCAAAGAGGACACTTTGAGGCGAATCTACATGCAGATAAACGAAATCAATGCAGTAATAGAAAAGAAACCTGAAGGCGAAAGATACGCAACAGGAACTGAAGCAACCAACCTTGCAAAATTGGCCACAGCTGCAAAAATGCTTGAATCCGAAGCATCAATCTCCGAAACAATGGAGGTTTTTAAAAGGTTTATCAATTGGTTAAGGCCATTGGACTTGGTAAAAGCAAAGGAAGTAATTGTATTACAAGATAATTACATTAAAAGAATGCTTTCATGAGTGTAACAAAACAGCAATATAAGGACTGGGAACTATTCAAGAGGGATATTCTTAACCAGGCTTCAGTTATTCAGGAAACCGAAGCAGAGAAATATGCCAGGTTTAATTATAATTTAAACCATTATGAATCATGGTTTAAATTTTATTTTCCAAACTATTATTCGTCAGAGCCTGCACCTTTCCATATTGCTGCATCAAAGCGTTTGATAAACAATGATATTTGGTACGAAGTAAGGGCATGGGCCAGGGAGCTTGCCAAATCATCACGGACAATGATGGAAGTTATTTATCTGGTCTTGAATGGTAAGGTAAAGAACATTATTCTAATTTCGAGTACCGAAGAATCTGCAATTAAGCTGTTAAAGCCTTATAAAATAAACCTTGAAGTTAACCAAAGGATTAAAAACGACTATGGTGAGCAAATAGGCATAGAATGGACTGATAAAAGCTTTATCACAAAAGAAGGTGTATCCTTTACTGCTTTTGGAGCTGGGCAAAGTCCACGGGGCTCTAAAAATGAGGAGGCACGTGTCGATTGTATCATTTTCGATGATATTGACACCGATGAGGAGGCCAGGAACAAAGAGCGGATTGACAAAAAATGGGACTGGATTGAGCAGGCTGTTTTCTTTACCGTTTCAACTTCATCTAAGAAAAGAATTGTTTTTTGTGGCAACATCATTGAAAAAGATACTTGCATAACCAGGGCAATGAAAGCAAATCCCGATCATGTTGATATTATCAATATCAGGGATAAAAACGGGGTTTCAACCTGGTCCGCAAAAAATACTGAAGAAAACATTGATTGGATGCTTTCAAAGGTTTCCTTCAGGTCTGGACAAAAAGAATACTTCAATAACCCAATTTCTGAAGGCACAATTTTTAAAGAATTATCATGGGGCAAAGTTCCGGATCTTTCAAAATTTGCTTTCCTGGTTAAATATGGTGATCCTTCTTATTCTAATAGGGTAACAAAAAAGAACTCACAGAAATGTGTGGTTGTAATTGGCAAAATTGCAAATAAGTTCTATATAATCAATTGTAGGTTGGATAAGGAAACAAACGCTGCTTTTGTAAAATGGTTTTGGGACTTGGACAAAGATAAAAAGGAAAATGTGCAGCTTTACAATTACATCGAAAACAATACCCTGCAAGATCCTTTCTTTACGCAGGTTATTAAGCCCGAATTTGAAAAGCAGAGCATTGAAACTGGTATTACCATCAATCCTTTTGGTGATGACAGGCACAAACCCGAAAAATTTGCACGTATAGAAGGAAACCTCGAACCAATAAACCGTGACGGTAACTTGATTTTTAACCAGGCAGAAAAGGACAATCCACACATGAAAAGGCTTGCAGAGCAATTCCTTTGCTTTTCGGAGCAGCATGTAAGTGATGGCCCCGATGCGGTTGAAGGTGGAATTTGGATTATTGAAAACAAATTAAGAAAACTAAGGCCAATAACATCAAGGACAGGGCATAACAAAAATTTAAAACGCTGGTAAAATGACATTCATAAGCAAAACAGATTTAACAAAAAATATCAAGCTCGAGGAGCTTGACCAAATTACAAGGGAAGATGACACAATTATAGCATTTGGAATCGATGCCGCAATAGCTGAACTTAGGGGATATCTGGCCAAAGCCTATAATGTGTCGTCCATCTTTTCGCAAACGGGAACTGCAAGGCATGCACTGCTTGTAAACTTTGCAATTGATATTTCAATCTATATCATCATATCAACAGCGCTGCCCGGTCAGGATATTGAAGACAGGAGAGCTAGGTACAAACGTGCTATTGATTGGTGCAAAGGAGTTCAAAAAGGTGAAATAGCAACCGATTTGCCAGAGCTGGAAGTTACAGCGGCAAATACAACCTCAAGGGGTGCATTCGGTGAACATGTTAAACGCAATAACAATTTTTAGAGATGGCCAGAAAGGTAAAGCAAAATATATTGATCAACCAGGTTAATGTTAGGCCTGTTAATAGAGAATCGCTTGATATCCAGAAGTGGAGGAGCGCACATAAAACAGCCGAGGGCACAAGCAAAAATCGAAAACAGCTTTATGAAATCTATGATGATGTTTTAATCGATGATCATCTAACAAGCGTTATCGAAAAAAGGATTAATTCGATAACAAACCTTGAAATAAAGTTTTTCGATAAAAACAGTAAGGAGGTTGACGAGATTAACAAAATAATAAACACAACCTATTTCGAGGATTTGTTAAAAGAGATTATCAATGCCAAATTTTGGGGGTTTTCGTTACTTGAACTGGACTGGTCACCTGTTGAAGGATATCAGAACAAAACTTACTCCATTGACCGGAGACATGTTAAGCCCGAAATGGGACAGGTAATGGCCAATCCCAGTGATTCAACTGGCATAGACTATATGGAGCATCCTTTTGCTTTGTTTGCTGGTGGAAATACACTTGGTGTATTGCTCAAAGCATGTCCATTGGTTATCTATAAAAGAAACAATGTGGTGGACTGGTCAGATTTCAATGAATTGTACGGTAAACCATATCCACAAGGTAAATATACAAATGAGGATACAAGGGAACTGCTTACCGAAGCTTTTATAAAAGCAGGGTTTCAATCGTTTATTGTTGCACCTGCCGATGCTGATATTATTATGCAGCAAGGCAACACTGGTACTTCAAACGAAAATTTCAAGTCTTTCCGTGAGGCAATGAACGAAGCATTGTCGATATTGATACTTGGCCAAAACCTTACAACAAATGTTGCAGCAAACGGATCGTATGCCGCTGCAAAAGAACACAGCCAGGTAGAGGATTCAATCCATACTGCCGATAGGGAGTTTGTTATTAAAATCCTTAACGAAAAGCTAGTTCCTGTACTCCAGCGATTGGGCTATAAAGCCGATGGATCTTTTAATTTCATTTATATGGATGAAATGACGTTGACCGACAGGATTGCTATTGATGCACAAGTGGCAAACCTGGTGCCGGTTGGTGATGATTATTTCTATGAGACCTATAACATCCCTAAACCTACAGGTGCAACTTTAAAGCAGAAAGCAAAGCAGGAACCAGCTCAAGCCAAAAAAGAAAGCCTGTCATTTGCTAATCTGCTTACCGGATTGTTCACCAAAAAAAAAAAAGTTTTACCATTCTGGTAAACGAAGGGTTTGAATGTAACTGCTCAATCTGCAACTTAGCTGAAGGTGATGAGCCTTTATTGGATACAGGCAATTTGGTAGAAAAGGCTCTTTTTAACATCTATAAAAAGAAAGTAAATGTTAAAACCGAAATAGAGCCCAATCTTTTCAATATAACTTACAAACAGCTTAACCTTGCAGTTGACAAAGGCTTTGCTGGTATCGAATTCAATAAACCAAACGATGAGTTTATCTATCAGCTTAAGCATAACAATGCTGTATTCTCGGCTTTTAAAGTACATAGGGAACAAAACGACATAGCTCTCCAATTGCTCGATGGTGATGGCAAGCTTAAATCCTTTGCCCAATTTAAAAAAGATGCCCAAAATATTGATGCCGAATACCAAAAGTACCTAAAAACCGAATACAGCACAGCAGTTATAAGAGCCAGACAAGCAGCCAACTTCAAGAAATTTGAGGAGGATAAGGAATTGTTCCCTAATTTAAAGTGGCTGCCAAGTACAAGCATTTCAAAACGGGACTTGCACAAACCTTTTTACAACCTGGTTAAACCAATTGACGATCCTTTCTGGAAAAGCAATTTCCCAGGCAACTTATGGAACTGTAAATGTGGGTTGACTAATACCGATGAACCTTCAGACGAAGATCAACCAAAGATGGATTACGAACCTGCACCCGGTCTGGATGAGAACCCTGCTTTTACAGCATCTATTTTTAACAATGAACATAATACTTACCTGAACAATGGTTATGAAAAACCAAAAGTACTGAAGAAAATTGCGAAAGAAAAAGCGGACAAAGTTGCCTATTTGCCTGAAGTATTGAAGGAATACAAAAATGGAGGGAAAGTAACCACAAGCAATCTTGTAAACAAAGCCGAAAATGATTATAACGATTTGGTTATGATTGCTAAAAACTTTGCCAAAGAAGGCCAGAAGGTTGAAATATTGCCTAAAATCCATTTTAAAAATGAACTATATCAAAAAATATTTAAAGGGGCTTACGATAAAAAGTGTCCAGATTTGAATATAGGAAACTCCTTTTACGAATTTGAAAGCTTTGTTGGTGATTGGAACAAAAACAAAATAAGCAACATGTTAAGAAAAGGACTTAAGCAATCCAATAAAATAATAATAGATATTAGAGGAGGATATGCCACAGATAACTTTATTAATAAAATTGCAGCTGATATGATAAAACACAATGTGAAGATTTCTGAAATTTGGGTTTTGGAAAATAATTTAAAAGCAAGGAAAGTATTTTAACGACAAAACCCGATTGACATAATCAACCGGGCTTGATTTTACGAATCCGCAGAATCGCATTACAAATGTACAACCATTTAAACGACATTTCAAAATATTTTAACATTTATTATTCATTCATTCATGCATTCACTCATTTAAGCATTATGAACCCTCAAGAATTTAAAAGGATGCTGCAAAAAAAACAGTCCGAAATAAACAGGTTTGTAAACATTACCGGCCCAAAACTGGTTGGCAAAACAGCGGTTGACTATTTTAAACATAGCTTTATAAGAGGTAGGTTTAATGGAAACAAATGGAAAGCGCCCCAAAGGTTCAATGAAAATGGAAATACAGCAGATGAAAAATACGGGACATTGCGATCAGCAACCAATGAGCTAATGAACTCAATTACTTATAGCACGGAACCAGGTAAGGTAATTGTAAGCTCCGATAAAGTTTATGCCAGGATACACAATTACGGTGGAAAAATAAATGTTCCGGTAACCGACAAAATGCGAAAATTTGCATGGGCAAAACATTACGAAGCCATAAAAGATACAGACAAGAAAGAAAGCAAGTGGAAAGGCCTTGCACTCACAAAAAAAGAAAGCCTTGAAATAAACATGCCCCAGCGCCAATTTATGGGCGATTCTTTAGGGCTTGAAAGGGTTCTTGAATATAAATTAAAGCAACACCTAACCAAAATCCTAAACAACTAAAACATTCAATCATTTAAGCATTTAATCATTCATTCATTTAATCATTCATTCATTCACTCATTTAATCATTGAAACGATGGAAAGTATATTTCATGAAATCAAAGCGGCCATAAAGGCCAATGCACCAGAAATAAAATGGATAGACCTTGACGAAGGGCAGTTGGAACATTTCGATAAGCCCCCGGTTGATTACCCTTGTCTTTTGGTAGGTTTTCCACAGGCAAACTATTCCAATACCGGAGATATGCAAACAGCCGATTTGTCGATTACCGTAAAACTGGCTTTTAAAATATGGGAAAAATTCAATGCAGCCGTGCCGCTTGCCAACCAGCCAACGGCCTTTGACCATTTCAATATTATACGCAAAGTAAACAAAGCATTGCATGGGCTGCCGGGCGATGACCGCACGGAACTGATGCGTGTGCGCATGCAAAAGAACAATAGCCCCGATCCGAAGGTTTATGAAATAGTTTATGAATGTGCTTATTTCGATTATACCACAATGGTTGCTTATGAAAGTATACCTAAGCCTGATTTGCAGCTGGCGCAGAATTAAGTTAAACCTGCTTTATCCCTATTTTAAGGAATAACTCTTTTAGGGTTTCGATACGTTGGTATAGCAGTTCATTTTAGCTATGCAATGCACTTTCTAAATTTTTAAGTGCCATAATCCGTTCATCTTTATGTTTGATAGTTTCATTTAGGTGTTCGATTATTGCAATGGCCTCCTCAAGGCTTTCGGGTTCCTTGAGATTTTGTTCGTAAACTAAGGAGTGGGAGTTAAATACAATTTTCATGGCTTTGGTTTATTGGCATCTGGCAAAGGAACGGCTGCCAGCTTTACCCGTTGCTTAAGCTCACGAATGAACTGGAATTGCCATTGCAGCAACACCACGGTGCACAGCAGCCGCCTATCATCAGCCAGTTACCTGGTTCAGTTGCGGTGCAATACATCATTCGTGAAAACTTAAGCGCTGCTAAATTATAACGTTTTTTTGTTAAGGCAAATTTAAGGCATAAAAAAAGCCCCGGTTTGGGGCTTTAACTTATTCGATTAAATTAAGATATTCAAATATTTCTTCCTTTAATTCCTGTATTTTTTGGACAGCAATTACAAATTGCATTTTTTTTACAGGATCAACAGCTCCAACGTTTATATATTCTTCAAAAACCTGGTTGTATTTTGCATCAATAATATTTAAACATTTATATATATGATCATTCATGTTTTTATTTAAAATTATATAATTTCGTTACTTTGTAAAAAACACCACTATGGAAATTTATAACGGACAATATCAACAAAACATTTACATAACCATATCATGTGGAAATCACGATGATACTTTAAAAATAGCCAGCCTAATTAAAAAATATTGTGATGCATGGTATTTTTGTGTCACCATTTCCGAAAATAAATCTGCACGTAAAGGAGATGTTTTAAAAAGGGGAATTGCTATTTCTCAAACCGACTATGCTCATGATATCATTATATTCAGAGAGGGGCTTAAACAAATATGTTTCCATTACAATTTATACTACCCCACTGTTATTATTGAGATTAACTCTATAATCCCCAAGGACATTGCGGTTAATAGTCTCCGATAATTCCCAAATATCTTCACATGCTAAATTGCAAATTTCTATAGCATCAGGCTTTTCTTTACTTGCTTCAGTTATTACTTGGTTTGCCTTTTCAATAAGCAAATTCATTTGTTCAATAAGTTTTTTGTAATCTTTTTTCATTTTCTAATTATAAATACTTAAATTCAATCCGATTAATAATAGTTTCAAAGCCAACATCTTTGTGGGTAAGCATAAACATATTCATAAATTCATGTCTGTCGGAGTCAATAAAACCCTCTTTTTTTACTTCAGCATTGGTAATGTCGTTCAGTCGCTCTGGCATTGCTGAAATTACCTTAATCTGGCAAATAACTTTAACCTTTTCGCCTTTCTTCAGTCCCTGCGATTTTTCAACAGCGTTAAGTATTTCGCCTGGCTTTAATTTCCACCATCCCAATCGCCTGGTTACTGTTTTTGTTTTGTTCTTTATTTGCTCTGTGGTGAGCATAAAACTCATGTTTCTTGGCATACCAATAATTTTTCAAATTCGTCAATAACCTCAGATATCCTAGTATTTAAATAATCAGTCATACTTTTATATGCAAATATTGTCAATTCATCCAATAATTTACCACTAATTACTAGATGTGCTTTACTAAATAAATCATCAAATAAATCCGTTGGATCATCCCCTTCATGTGACTTAAACCAATCAATAGCATTATTTAGCTCATTACCTTTCTTAAGCAATTCATTTGCTTTTTCTAATTTATTTTTATCCATTTTCTAAGTTTTAATTTCTAATTTCCAATTACTAATTTCCAATCATATTAATAGCTTCCCTATACCTCTCCAACAATTCATTCAACTCGCTTTGCTCAACGGCTGCCTCCTTTAAAAGTCTCCGGGCATTAACACCAAGCCAGTTGTAAAAGCATTGGCTGCTCATG